ATCGCTTTATCACGTGGTGTAAGGTCTAGAAAGTCAGATGAAATACAAATGACACCAAGATACTTTTCGGTTTGTCCATCAATGACTGTATAGAATAGATTACGACCAATGTTAGAATTATTCTTCATTGTAGAAGAAAAGGTACGAATAGTATTCCATGTTTCCGCCAAGTCACCATTAGATAACTGCATAACAGGTCTTAAATTGGCATAATCATCTGGTGATTGTGGCACCCAAAATTTAGATTTAACTTCGTTGACTAATTTGATTTGTTCAGGATTTACCAATTGAACATCTTGACCAAACAAGGTTGTAAGTTCACGTGTTGGATATCTTTCATGTACTTCTAACCACTTTTGATACAAGGTGTATTCACGTACATCCATTTTAGATGCATACGTCAAGTCAGAAATTAATTTCGATTTGACCTCATCAGTATCAATATGTGCAAAGCGTTCAGGTTCATTTTGAATTTGCCATAAACGCCATTGTTCGTCAACTGAAGGTATTTCTTTTTTACTTGCCATTATTTTGTTGTGCTGCTAGTTGTGCCATAACTTTAGGATTAAAATACTTCCGGCGAATCTTGTTTAGTTTCTTCAAACCAAACTGAAATGCCAAAGGTTTCACACGACTAGTATACAACATTCCGTTCATATGGTCAAGCTCGTGGAGAAAACAACGTGCAGTTATACCATCAAAAATTGCTTCCTTTTTCACACCTGTGAAATCCTGGTATTCAACTTTAATCTTTTTAGGTCTGGTAATCTTCAACATTAATAGTGGAAAAGATAAGCAACCTTCTTCAATGTGAGATTCACCTTCAGCTTCAATAATTTTTGGATTAAAAAAGGCAACATAATCATCATCTGTACCCATAACAAATACACGATGTTCAAAACCACATTGATTAGCAGATAAACCAAGACCACTATGTTTCTTACAAGTCTCAACAAGTGAGGATGCAAATTCGGTTGGGTTGACTGGTGGATTATTAAAATCAAATTCAGGTAAAAATTTGTGTAAAGCGGAATGAATTGGATCTACCAAATCAAACGTTGCGATTTGCGGTTCTTGTACCTTTACTTTTTCTTTCGTATCATATAATACAATTTTATCATCACTCATTCTGTATTCTCCAAATAATTTTCAAAAAGATTCTTTTTCAATTCATACACTCCTAAACCATTATTACAAGATATACATAAAATTCCTCTATATTTTCCTGTTTTATGGTCATGGTCTACTTGTGGTTTAGTTAATTCACTATTACATATTTTACATTTATTGTTTTGTTTTTTCAACTCTTGTAAAAATTTATCATAGGTTATATCAATTATTCCACGTTTTTTCCATTGTTTTTCTGCTAACTCTGGTCTGTTTTTTTCCCTATACTCTATATGTTTATGTTCATATAATTTATATTGTTCTTTATAGAAATTTGGATTATCTTGTAATCTCTTTTTTCTATATTCTTTACCTACTTCTTTGAATTTTTGTTCGTTTCTTTGTTTATAAAGCTTCATATAATCCGGATGATTTCTTTCTGGTAAATCAGGATATTTTCTTTTTCTCTCCATATAAATTCTCCTAAAATTATTCTTTGTATGTATATTTATACAAAAAGTAATTTTTAATTTTTGGATATACGGCTGAAATTTCCTTTTTTCTCGAATCGGATTATACTCCTGAATTTGTCAAATAATTGGTCACCTTTATGTGAGATAACAAACACATTTGTATCTGTTCCCATTTCATGTATCAACTTTAAAAATTCTTCTGTGCCAACTGTATCGAGACTAGAATCAAATATTTCATCTAGTATCAACAAGTTTGTATTGGTCGAATTCTTTAACTTGGCAATCTGTCGCCATGTAAACAACAAAGCCAAATCGATACGCATCTTCTCACCTTCGGAGAAATTGGCATAAGAGAATTCATCACGGTGTCTACTCTTAATTGTTTCTTCAAAGTTTTCATTGATGTTAAAGTTAACAAAGAAGTCCATGGCTGTCAGATACTTGTTTATTAACTTGTTCATAATTGGCAAGTATTGTTTGATAATACGTGTCTTAATACCACCATCTTTCAACAACGAACCAGCAAACTCATAGTAGTGTTTTTCATTCATTAACTGTTCGTATGCCGTGTTGAACTCAAACAATTCGGCTTTCAATTCTAATAACTTCTGGTTGTCGGTTTGTGGAGTATTAACCTTGACAGACAGTTCATCATATTGCTTGTTTAACTTATCAATATATGTACTGATAGCTTTCATTGTGGCATTATGTTCTGTTACTTGATTTTGGTGTTCAACAATGTGTTGAATAATCTTGGTGATTTCTGACATTTCATTGGTGATATTTTTAAGTTCAGTTTCTACCTCAGTAAGACCGGTCTTTTGTGTATTCAGTTTATTGGTACGTTCTGTAACTTGTTGTTCTTTGAAGTCTGGTTCAATAGATTGTTTACAAGTAGGACAGTTATCATTGTGTTGGTAGAATTCAATATCTTTTTCATTTTTCTTGATATTGTTTTCAATCTTACCTTTGACCTGAAACAGGCCTTTAGATTTCTTTTCCAGTTTTTCTTTCTTATCACCAATCTTTGAGTTCAATACTTTAACATGTTTGTTAATTAACTCAATATCATTTTGTAATTTGCTGTGTTGCTCTTTTGATTTACCAATTTCTTCCAATATCTTGGCAATCTCAACATCGGTATGCATCTTGTGTTCTTCAATATTCTGTAATTGAAGTTTAATCTTTTCTTCGGTGAGAGAAATGCCATACTTGGCTTTGGTGATATCTTCTTTGAATTCGGATAGTTTATCTTTGACCACACCATTCATTGACGAAAAGATTTGAATGTCGAGTAAGTCCTCGATAATAGTTCTGCGGTCATTGGCAGATAACTGCATGAACGGAACAAAGGATGCTGAACCAAGGATTACTACCTGCGTGAAGGACTTGTAGTTTAGTTTGAGAATTTGTTTCTCTAGTACTTCTTGATAGTCTTTTGCAGCGGCATCCTGGTTCAGCAAAACATCATTAACATAAATTTCAAATGTATTCGGTTTAATACCACGAATAATCTTATATTGTTTTTGACCAATATTAAAGAATACTTCCACAACACAATCTTTTGTATTGATAGAATTTACCAGTTGTGGTTTATTTATTTTACGAAATGGTTTACCAAACAGACCAAAACATAATGCATCTAGTATGGTAGATTTACCAGCACCATTTTGACCAATAATCAAAGTGTTCTGTGATTTGGTAAAATTAATTTCTGTATAGTGAGCACCAGTAGAAAGAAAATTCTTCCACCTAACTTTTTGGAATAATATCATGCTTGTTCAGTATTCAAAGCTTCAACGTAGAGTTCTTTAAGAATATTTTTTAGTTTGGTATTATCAATATTATCTTCTGATATACCATCAACGTATTTGTTTAGGATTGTAATCGTATCTTCTGCTTGGTCTACCAATTCTTCATCATCAAATGAAAGTTCAGTAAAATCTTCAGCAATAGTAATGTCGATTGGGTTCACATTATACAGGTTATTCATGAACTTGTCAAACAGATACGGATTGGATTTATTTACTACAACCACTTTGACATAGGTATTCTTGTATTGTGATAGGTCTTTACCATCAATCTCTTTAATGGTTTCTACCTTGTCATCGTACATAATTTTATGGAACATACGATTTGGATTTGATACAAACTCAATCTCATCTTTCCAAAAATCCATGAGGTGAAAACCTCTGATATCGTTATAATCTTGCCATGTTAATTCATATGGATTACCAAGATAATAGATACCATCAGCATTTGATTTGTGATGATAGTGACCAGAGAATGTATAATCAAACTTGTTGAACATAGACCGGTCTAAACCTTCTTGTGATGGCATACCACGATGCATTGCAAAACCAGCAATCTCAAAGTGACCCATACAAATTTTTGAATCTGTGTCTTTAATGAACTGCATCGTTTGTTCATAATTCTCGGCACATATCCATGGTATCATTGCAATTGGTTTTGGACCAATGTAAATAGTTTCTGGTTCTGAGATAACATGTATATTGCCATACTCTGCTAACAATAAGTCAACAGAGTTTACATCATTTGTATTCTTAAAGTATGTGTCGTGATTACCAGCCAACATGAATACTTCACAACCCATCTTTTCTAACGGGTCAAAAAACATTTCTTTGGTACGTTTCAACGAATAGAAGTTCACATACTTTCTACGGTCAAATGTATCACCTAGAATAAGTATGAACTTAATTTGTTCTTCTTTGATTTTGGGAAAGAATGTATCACGGTAGAACTTCTCATAGAAATCCAAAAAGTGAACAGAGTCGTTTCGAGCACCAAAGTGTTGGTCAGTAATTACAGCAATTTTCATAGTCATAACAAGATTATAACACTATTCTATAAACTTTTCAATACCTTTAGGCTTCTTTGCCAGTTTTAAATCTTTCTTTGCCTGTTTGGCATCTTCGTAGTTCTCAATAAACTCGGCAATGTTATCATATAAAGTGAATTGATTGGTAGTACCATCTTCACCTTCCATCATTTCAAATTCATCCAGAATACCAATCTGTTCTGTGGCTTTGTACTTCACATATAATTGTTTCTTCTCTTTCTGTATTCTACGTAGAAAGGCATAGTAAATGATTTGTGTAAAGTAAGCAAATGGGTTCTTTGATTTAGTTTCATCAAAGTTGGCAAAGTACATCAAACAGTTCTCGATACCATCCGAAATCATTTCATCTCGGTAAGTGTAGTTGATAAAGTTTGGTTTGTGTGATAGACCTTCGGCAATCTTCATAAAGCATTCACCAATATAATTTGGTATACGAGGTTCAGGTAAACCTTTAATCTCGGCTTCTTTTTTCTTGGTCTTGTATTCAACCAATGCCTTTAGGAAATCTTCGTTATTAATATAATGTTTTTGTTTACTCATTCAAATGTACCATAAAAAGTTGTTGACAAGGGGCTTGACATGTGTTATAGTCCTCGGTGTCCCCATATGATATAAATTAATGGATGTTATTAACATCCAAACCATCCAACTCCGATAATGCTTCCAACATCATCTTAGTTTCTTCTTCTGTTTGTTTCTTATTGACAAACTTATTCATCTTAGTTACCGTTTCATGGTAATACTCAGCGAATTCATCAGAAGGTTCAATCAAACAAAGAACTTCTTCTGTTTTAATCTTAACAGTATTTTCTTTCATCAGAGATAAAGGTAACCAATGTTGCATTACTAAATTGGTGTTTCTAACTTCAAACATCATTGGTGTCTCAAGCTGCATCATGCTTTCATCTTCTGATGTATAATTAAAATGACAAACAACATCCAATCCATCTTTGAAACGAACAATCTTAATGTCGTGGTTATTTTCCATCTTTAAGTCCTATGTTGTAAATTTTAAATGAGAACTTCTCCTCATTATATATCTTCACTCTTTCCACGAAATGTTGTAGTGTGAAGTTCATATGTTTTTTGTGTCTGAGGTCATCTGCAATGTCGTAGAGTGTTGCAATGGTTTTACCCTCAGACTGCCTGAGACCACGACCAATTGATTGCAAGTTCCTAACTCTGGACTTTGACGGAGACGCAAATATAATATTGTGTAGATTACGTATATTAATTCCAGTACTAAAGGTGCCAAAAGAGGCAACAACAATTGCATCATTTTCCGTCTCCATAATTTTACGAATTTCTTCTCTGTCAGTAGTTTCTGTACCACCATGTACAAAAAATACCTTACGTTCACCGGCTTTTTCTTGTATCATGTCAAAAAGAATTTTGCCATGTTTCTCAACCATCTGATATAATACCAATGTATTGGTCTTTAATGATATACTCAGATTACGAATGAATTTGTTTCTTGATTCGTTGGAAATCAGATACTGAATTTCTTCCGCATAAGTTACACCTTTCATTTCAGCACATATCTCATCTGAATGTCTTAGTACCAAACACTTGATACCAAAATCAGATAATTGTTTCTTATCAATCAGTTCTTTGGTTGTAATAACCTTTTCAACAGGTCCAAACAAACCTTCCAGTACCAACTTATGTGTCTTAGTTCCGTCCAAAGTACCAGTCAAACCAATACGATACTTTGTTTTATTGGCTGAAGTCATAATGGTTGTCAATGACTGTGCCTTGAATAGATGTGCTTCGTCACCTATGATATAATCAAACTGTTCAAAGTAATCTTTGTCCATCTGATACAATGATTGCCATGTAGATATAATCAAACTCTTATCTGAATGTTTTGCTTTGCCTTGATATACTCTGTGTACAGCCAGTTCAACATCAAATTGGTCTTCGGATGCATAGTCAGCAAAGTCTGAATATAACTGTTCAACCAAAGAAGTTGTAGGTACAATAATTAGACCTTTAAGATTCTGATAATCCAATAACTGTCTAAAGATAAGGTATATGATTAAAGATTTACCTGATGCCGTGGGTGATAATAACAATGCTCTACGATTACGCATCGCATGTACATATGCATTTATTTGGTGTTCTCTGACCTCAATTGGTTTACCATTTGAATGAAGGTTTAATTTCTTAATAAACTTTTCTGCCAGATATACAGAATAATCATCTGTAAGTTCTTCTAATTCGTATGTGTATTCACGTTCAGCACAGAATTCTTTGAGATAAGGTATAAGACCAAGATAGATTTGGCCAGATTGTAAAGCAAACAATCGTATCTTACCGTCCCAGATTCGATTCCGATAGGCTGGAACGAATTGATAACCAGGTACAAAGAACGTGAAGAACTCAGACAACTCCATCGCAATGTGGCGTTCACAGGCCACTTTGGCGAATACTTCGTCTTTCTTCGTTATAACTAAATCACTGGCCACCTATGAATTTCTCCCATGATATAAAGTCACGCAGCTGCCATGTTCTTTGTTTCAATTCATTCATAATAGATTCTAATACTGAAATGACTTCTTCATGGTAGACCTTCTTCTCAAGCAATTTGATGAGGTCATTGTCTGCTTCTAAGTATGTATTAATATCAGATTTGAGAGCAAACTGGAATGGTTCCCAACCATATTCTTCCAATTCTTCTTGTGACATTTTGCCTGTAAAGTATTCCCATTTGACTTTACGCATACGTAGATAATCAAAGTGAGCCTTCTTTGAGGCAATTTTATGTTTGGTGAGTATTGCCAAGTACTTACTGTGATAACGAGGTATCTTTAATAATTCCTTGGATGGTTCCGTTTGGTCAATAACCGCATCGGATTCCCACATTTTTAATATCTGTTCAAGTGTTTCCATAAATTTTTCTTAATTGGATCAATAACTTACATAATAAAAACATTATATCACAAAAGTATTAATTTGTCAAGTATTTGTACGATTGATATCTAAATGTTGCCTTTGCTGTTATAATAGTATCGGCTGATAATTTGGTATCAAATTGAATATCACTTACCGTTAATGGAAATACATTAGTAAATTGAACTCTTAATAAAGGATTATTCAACGCACTTAATATGGTTAAAGTGGCATCTGACAAATGTTTATTGGTTTGTATTTCACGTGGATGGTCACGACCTTCAAAACCATCTGGATCGGCAATCGATGTGAACCAGTCATACAGATTCTTCCATGATGCCAATTCTTCATCAATCGTAAATGTTATATCAAGTGGATCATAAGTTAATTTGGTACCAGGAGAATACATGTCCAAAAACGGAGTGGCACGATTAACTTCACCTAGTGTTACGCCAGGTAAGTTAATTTCTTGGCAAAAATACTGTACAGTCTGAATACGTGAGAACGTCAGTAAAAATTTGGTGGGTTGTAATGGATTTGTATTCTGTGGATTTCTGTTTAATACAGTCATTCATTTCTCCTTATACATTATTTAGGAGCCAAAAAAAAAGGACCACCGAAGTGGTCCTTTTAAAATGTCACTCTTTGGTGACTTCTTCCCATCCCAAGGGATGATTACATCAAGTTCTTGACAGCAAAAATACGGTAGTAAACGTTTGAACGTGAGTTCAAAGCACCGCTGCCTGTTGTCAAACCAGTTGCGAATGGGTTTGCAACCATGCCGTAACGAGTCTTGAAACCAATCTTTGGTTGGAATGTTGCTTGGTCAACTGCACGAACCATTT